CATTATAAAGTAGAATAAAAAGGCCAGAGTGGATATAAGCACACTAGTCTGGCAAAGGGATAGAAGGTCTTGTTTTGTCATCATATAAACCATTATACACGAACCGGCGGGCAAGTCAAGCCCCATGTTGTTTTTAAGCAACATAGCGTGGAACATAAGCGGTACGCATTGGCGCCCTATCCTTATGAAAATTCTTAGGGGATTTCAGAGCAATTTCCTCATGGGTATTATCTGAAATAAAGGTCGCATAGTCCATTAGGTTTTTTGCAAAACTCTTAGGATTCTTACGATATAAACTTGGGTCGCTCTTAAACTGTATCATGGAAACCATTATACACGAATTGAGGCAATTGTCAAGCCTCCTGTTGTGCCCAAACAACAGCGGAAATACCTAATGAAATCAGAGGCTTAGCGAAGGGCTTGACAAACCTTGCCCAATATGATAGGATGGAAGATAAACTAAAAAAGGAAATATATGAATATCAATCTAACACCAGACCAATACTATAGCGCTCTGTACCTTGCCCAATCTGAATTAATTGAAAGAAAGAACCAACAAGGGAGCCTCACAAAAACCGCTAAGAGTTTATATGATGCTTATGAGAGTGAATTGAATAGAATTGCACCAGACCGTAGTGCTATGATTATAACTTAATATTATCGTCATCTTCACTAGACCAGATGTCCAGATAATAGTCCTCTGGTTCTAGTATATAATGACCATCTTTGATTTTTTGATTGATATCGTGGCGCTTCTCAGTAACTCTCGCAATGGTTTTGGTTGTAGCGATACCCTCTGGAGTGTTTCTGTATTCTCTGGATTTTACTGCGAGCTTCTGTTTGGTCTCTGCGGACACTTTGCGGCCAGTATTAGAGCAGGAGATACTGCAAAACTGCCCACGACCTCTGTGAGTTTTTTTGCAATTCGGACATTGTTTCTTAGCATATACACCTGGCATAATCCTATCTATGCTCGACTTCTACCACTTTTTGCTACTTTTTACCACTTTCTGCTACCTACTGTATTGCTTCTGTATGTTTATGCTTTAAAGATTTCTTGGTTATCTTTTTATAGATTTTCCGTTCTCTCTTTAGGTTATGTAATACTATGGCTTTATACAGTTTTTTGATTAGTTTCTTTACTTTCATCGTGGTTTATTATCCAGTTAAGGGCATCGGTTAGTTCTTCGTATTGTGGACTCATTGGACTGTTCTTATTGGTTGCCCATTGGTACTTTAATCTATCTGCTATATCCCACTTGTTGGACTCTTTATCCCATTTAGCGGTGCGGTCATGTGACTTATTTAATATCAAAATGTTCTCTTATTCTTGTGCCTATTGTCTTGGTGATATATCCACACCCAGCATCATGGTGGTATTTGGCATCTGCAATTTTAGCACATTCTTCGACAATCTTCCGAGTAAACTCGGCTAGTTCTTCTTTGGTAAATGTATGAACGGAAGGCATTATTTTAATAGGTCTTTAATTCTTTTCATGGCTTCTGGTAGTTTTGATGGTTTGGCATCTTCTATCAGTTCGAGGATTTCTTGTTTTAGCTCTACATACTCTAGTTCGGCAAAGAGTTTACCTGCTTCAAACCCTTCGGTATAGCGGTCTGTAATCTCTATTTTTGCCTCTTTGGCAGGGATTGGTTCGTCAACTACATTAGCAACTGACTGAATTAGCCATTGTTTTGCTTCATCTTCAGTAGCAAAGGATGGACTACGGCGTTGGTTTTTTTCATCGACCCAAAAGTATTGAAATGCCACTTCATACGGATCACGGTAATATACTAATCTCATTATCTACTCCCATAGATTTGTTGTTCGAGTTCTCTTATCCTGTCTAATGCGGACAGTAGCTTATTTTGGAGTTCGGTGATTTTTCTATCCATCTCCAGTATGGCTTCGGTTTCTTGTTGTTTTAAGGTATTCATGTAAGTAGTCACTTCGGTTAATTTAATTATTTCCAATATAATTGTTGCGTTGCATTATATATCAGTATAAATACTTATATCGTAAACACTAATACGATTGGTGTTGATAACAACTTCTCAAAAGGAAATAAAATGCAATTCATTAAATCTATCTATAACTTTTTCTTTGACCTTGGTTACTATGCCAGAATGGAACAATATGTTAGGTCAAAAAACCCACAAACTCATGCCGAATTGGAAAGAATTGTTCGTGAATACTATTCTATCCGTGGTCTATAATGGGTATTGAATTTATTATCACTATTCTATCTTGGACTTTCTAGCCTGATAGTTTTTTTATCAATATAATCTTTTTGTTCTCACCTGTTGGTTTGACAAAAAGTTCTTTCAACTGTTCACCAGTATTCCACTTCATAGAGGAACTCTTGTGCTTCGGTAGACCAGCGGTCTCGCCAATTCTTGACCAGTTATCAGCAAGATAAACTGCACCATTCTTACCTGCACCCACAAAGGTAATGATATGATTCAAGTCATCGCCATACTTTGCCTTCCATGCCAAGGGCGCCTTCTGTCGCAACTGTTTCAATATCTGACTACCACCGTTCTTTATGGATTGTATCATACAAAATCGCCAATTGTTGGCAATAGTGTTAAAGACTTCCTTATACTCATTTTTATTGAGGTTCAGGTGCCTTAGTATATCTTTGGGTGGTGGGTAAACGGACGAACCAATACCTATCATGCCGACTGTTTGACCTTCATAATTGATGAGCCAATCAATACGGCGCCCAACCGAGGCATTGGTCGGTACATAACTGTGGTGGTTTTCAATAATAAATTTTACTAGACTTTTTTGGTCTTGTCTAGTAACTTCAACTAATTCAATCATTTAATTTTACTAATTGCAAGATTGATTTCTCTCTCGGCAGTCACAATACGGCTTTCTAATCGGTTAATAGTATGATTCATTCTAATTACCCGTAAACCTAATATAACCAAAAGTGTTACAATGATAGTAAAACTGGCACCCCAACCTACAATGATGCCATATGTCAAATGCCATAGATTATTGATAGTGTCAATTATGTTCATTGTTCAGTAATATTTGGCACAAATGGTTTACTTAATGCCGCTTGAATTTCTTCTTGTAGTGATAGTGGTCGTTTACCGCTCAGTTTTTGCTTTGCTTCTAAGCGCATCTTGTCTAATTCTCCTGGCAACATGAATGGCTCACCATCATCATCAGGATTATAATTAAAGGTTGTCATTTTTCTTTATCCTCTCTTTATCTTCAACGTGCCAATGGCAGAGGTTTTTATAATAAGTAATTTTCTTTTCAAGTTCTTCAATGGTTTTTTCTTGATTGGTTTGTTCAGGATGCTTACGACTATTCCTGCCAATCATAAAGGCTATCAAAAATATAATAATATAGGATAGTATATCTATCATCCGCCGAACCCAAGAATCTTCATAGCCTCATCAATCTCCGCTTGCTTATTATTGGCAATATCGGACACTTCATCGGCTAACCATCGTAAATGAATACTTAGGTTTTTATCTTCGACTTCACGAGCGGCTTCATTTAGGTGTCTAATGACTTCGTTTAGTCTTGTTCTTTGATTTTCATTCATAAATTACTCCATTTCATTTTAAATAGTGTTGCCGATAGTGGGCAATCAAATTCAATATATGGTGTGAATTGTTTTCTTTCAATGATAATAACTCCTTGCTCAGCAAGCCAATCATTAAATTCAATCACATCATCGTTTCTATTATTTAACCACCAATTGGCGGCATTGACCCAATAAGGGTCAACATCAATTACTACACTCACAATATTAATTTCTCACTTACATAGGCTATAATCAAGGTCAAGGGTCATTTGTTCTGCTAATGGATAGAAAAACAATTCTTGTTGGTACATATTAATCCCTATTGATTGTATTTTAAACTAATAATAACTCCGTTAATTCACCATTATCGCCAATCTCACCCTTTAGGAATGAATTGACTGCTAAACTAATACGAGTATCTTCACTTTGAGTTTGTTCAACCATGTGTGTTAAGTGAGATGGAAATACAACAATATCACCACTCTTT